TGTGGTTGCGTAAAAATATTAATGACAAAGAAGGGGTCAGTGTCAACTGGTTTCAGTTTGACAAAGACATTGAAGCCAAAAAGCCACCTGTAGAAGAAAGCCGTGATATCAGTCGTCCTTGGGGAACAACTCGTAGTTCATTTCAGCGAGTTGGCAACTGTCGTTTGATTGTGCGACACAGCGACATTGTAAATGAGGACACTCCCGGCAGCCGCTGGCGCAAAATACACAAAATATTTGTAGAAACACATGATGGCGAACGTCTTGGTTGGCCTACTCGTCATGTAAAAGGGGCAAGAGCTTGGGCTAGACATTTAAGTCAAGGTGGTCAAGCACATGATCAAGTGTCCGGCTATTTGAAAACTTTGAGTGAACATTATGGTATATTGAAGAGCGCGGCTAGAAAATTGCGTCAACCCGCTCAACTGCAAAATGAACTATTGCCAGTTCTAGCTGAGATACACCAACACATGAATGATATCAACACAGAACTAACTACTTGGGCAGGGCCTCGTGGATATCATCGCAATTTACCCAATCAACGTGAGTTTACCAAGACTGCACTAGCACCTTGGTTGCGTCCGGTTGTGGAACAGCATTGTGCTGATCACCAAGAAGTATTGGAACAATGGCTGGGCCATGCTAGAGCAGATGCCAAGCCCGAGTTACAAGATTTTCAAGAATGGCTCACGGATCCTGAAGTTGTTATCCAAGAAGATCAACTAGCACAAGCAGAAAGTCAAGCACAAGACGCTTGGCAAGACTATCAGCTAGATCAAGGCAGCAACGAGCAAGCTTTGAGCGCTACATTGAAGTTTTTGGTTTCCAGTAACGATTGGTGGCGCGAACAATGGGAAACAGATCCCAGTGGGGCTCAAACTCACTTGAAAAAGCTTGTGGGGTTTGACCCTGATCCTGAAATCAGCCGCGTCAAGAAGTTAGCTGGATTGTGAAAAATATATACTGTCAAAAGCATTGACTTTCATATGTCTGCATAAGTAATGTTGTTCAAGACAAAACAACAAGTTTTGTTTTGATCTAGGCACATTATAGGCACAGAAAGGCACACAAATGGCACTTAGTTTAAAAGAAATCCAAGCACGTCTGCTTGAGGAGCAAGCAAAAAAGGATCGTGTTCGCACAGGTCAGTTTCAAGGTGACAATGCGATTTATCCTTTTTGGAACAACCCCGAGGGGTCCACAGCAACAATTCGTTATCTTCCCGATGGTGATACCAACAACGACTACTTTTGGGTTGAGCGACTGATCATCAAACTTCCTTTCCGTGGAGTTAAAGGGCAAAGCGATAGCAAGCCTTGTGATGTTCAAGTTCCATGCGTTGACATGTGGAAGCCTGGTAGCTGCCCAATCACAGCAGAAATCCGTCCTTGGTGGAAAGACGAAAGTCTAGTTGACATGGCTCGCAAGTATTATCGCAAAAAGAGCTATCTGTTCCAGGGTTTTGTTTCCAATAATCCCAACAAGGAAGATAATACTCCAGAAAATCCCATTCGTAGGTTGGTGATTAATCCCAGCATTTATGACATGATCAAGGGCATTTTGCTACGTCCTGATCTTGAGTATTCACCAACTGACTATGAGCATGGCCGAGATTTTTATCTCACAAAGACCACAAAAGGCAACTTTGCAAACTATGCAAGTAGTTCATGGGCCATGAAGGAACGTCCACTTGGCGATGTGGAGCGACTGGCTATTGAGCAGCATGGCCTGTATAATCTCAGCAGCTTTTTGCCCAAGCGTCCTGATGAAGATGGGCTGCGAGCAATCATGGAGATGTTCCAAGCAAGCGTGGAAGAACAGCCCTATGATCCCGAGCGTTGGGGCAACTATTACAAGCCCACAGGCATGCGTGTAACTGACAACGATCATGAAGACAGTTCCACTGCTGCACCAGTTCAAGTTCGCACCGTGAGCATGCCACCACCTCAAGTCACAAGCAAGCCACAGCAAGAAACTGTGACTCCACCTTGGGAAGAGGCTGTGGAAACTGCACCACGTGCAACTACTGCTGGCAAGCCAACCAGCCCAGACGAAATCTTGGCTGCTATTCGGGCTCGTCAACAAAAGAAATAAGCAATAACAGGATCGAGCAAGACTGATATTTGATATCAGTCTTGCTCTACCTATCAAGGATCGCAATATGAAACCTTTTGATTTATCGAAATTTCGCAAAGATATTACCAAAAATATTGATGGTATTAGCTTGGGATTTCGTGATCCCAAAGTATGGATCTCAACAGGAAACTATGCACTAAACTATGCAATTAGTGGTAGATTCCGTGATGGTGGTATTCCACTAGGCAAAGTAACCATGCTGGGTGGACAAAGCGGCAGCGGAAAAAGCTTTTTGGCATCAGGGAACATTACAGCTAACGCACAAAAGAAAGATGTGTTTGTTGTCATGATTGATACTGAAAATGCCTTGGATGAAAGTTGGCTGAAAGCATTGGATGTTGACACAAGTGAAACTTCACTTCTAAAAGTCAACGTGGCTATGATTGACGACGTTGCTAAACTTATAAGTGATTTCATGAAGGATTATAAATCCCAATATGGTTCACTTCCCGAAGATCAACGGCCTCGAGTGTTGTTTGTGATTGACAGTCTTGGTATGTTGTTGACTCCCACAGATGTGAATCAGTTTGAGTCAGGCGATCTCAAGGGCGACATGGGTCGCAAGCCCAAAGCACTGGCTGCATTGGTGCGCAATTGCGTGAACATGTTTGGCGAATATGATGTGGGCATGGTTTGCACTAACCACAGTTATGCCAGTCAAGACATGTTCAACCCTGATGACGTGATCTCTGGTGGTCAAGGCCCAATCTATGCCAGCAGCATTGTGCTAGCCATGCGCAAGCTCAAGCTCAAGGAAGATGAGATGGGCAACAAAACCACTGACGTTAAAGGTATTCGTGCGCAATGCAAGATCATGAAGACACGATACAACAAGCCATTTGAGCAAGTGGAGATCAAGATCCCTTATGATCGCGGCATGGATCCCTACAGTGGTCTTTATGATCTATTTGTGCAAAAAGGCCTGTTGACAAAAGAAGGCAACAAGTGGGTCTACACATGTGTAGATGGAACTCAAATCAAGCAGTTTGAAAAAGCTTGGGATCGCAATGAAGATGGTTGTCTAGATCGAGTTATGAGTGAATTCTATCAAAAGATAGATACCGCACAAACTCTAGCAACTATTGATGTTCAAGGAAAATAGTGTGTTGCAAGAGGTCAACAGGGCTAAAATCCTGTTGACACCTTGTTAACTAGCAGAGCATATTACAGACAAAGAGGAGCAATACATGCAAGCCAGTGTAGTTTTAGAAATTTGGGACATGCTTCAAGAGTTTGTTCCTGCAAATAAAAAGGCTCAAGCAGTTGAAGATCTAGTATCTGCTTTTGTTGATGCAGGTGCAGATGAGTCTTGGTTTGAAGATATTCTTGGAGAAGATCAAGTGCTTGATGAAGCCATTGCCACAGTGCTTGAGCTTGATCAAGAGCAAGATGCTGAAGAAGAATGGGAGGAGTAACAATCTGTGTACTACACACAAGTAGTTGCAGATTTAAAAGCAGTGGCTCTGGCTGTAGACTACTACAGCCAAGAGTTTGAGCAAGCTCAACCTGAAACCCGTATATCAGGTAGCTTGGAAAAAGCAGCTCAGGATCTCAGCGGTCATATTACCTATAGGTTCACGCAGCTTCAAGATTTGGAAAGCATTTTGAAATATCTCAATATTAGGTATGACAAAATGCGCAGCGATCTTTATCGGAGATATTTGGAAAAATACAATCGTGATTTAAGTGACCGCAGTATTGAAAAGTATCTTGATGGTGAAACAACACTTGTGGATATGAACACATTGATCTGTGAAGTTGCTTTGATTCGCAACAAGTATCTCGGTCTCATGAAGGGTTTTGAAGCCAAAAGCTGGCAAATCAACAATATTGTCAAGTTGCGCAGTATTGGTATTGAAGACACACGGCTATAAAAACCATTGACATGCTGCGCAAGCATGCTACACTGTGGATCAAATTGCAATCAGGGCTGAATATGAAAAGCTATGTGCTGATTAAACAAGGCCGTTTGAATAACGGCACGGTTATTCGAGATGTCACAGTGGAAACTCAAGGTGGCATGAAACGCGATCACAATGGTCGATTTCTTGTTGTTTGGGGCAATGGCACTCCAGGACTTAGAACAGGAAAAAATCGACTGTATATTGATGCACTAGATGACTATCAGCCTGCTGCGGGTTTAGTTGAGCCTGCACCTGTTGAGGATGTTAACATCCTCAAGCAAACTGATCAAGAAATTCAAGCAGATATTGACGAGACGTTTGAGATTCTTGGTGAAATGACTGACGCTGTTGCCAGCAACATTGTGAAAGGTCTTGTAGTCAGTGGGCCCAGCGGCATAGGCAAAAGCCACACTGTGGAAACTCGTTTGCATAGAGCCCTTGCCATGAAGCAAGCTATTCAAGGGCGCAACTTCTATGAGTGCATTCACGGCGACATGAGTGGTATTTGTCTTTATGAAAAACTCTGGGAGTTTCGTCATGATGGACAAGTTTTGGTTTTTGACGATTGTGACAGTGTGCTTTATGATGAGGACAGTTTGAATGTGTTGAAAGCTGCGCTGGACAGCCGCAAAACTCGAACTATTCACTGGGGCAGTCAAAATCGCAACCTTGTCAAAAACGATATTCCCAACAGTTTTGAATATCGCGGTGGTATTATTTTCATTACCAATCTCAAGTTTGATCAAGTCCGCAGTCACCGTATTCAAAATCACCTTGCTGCTATCATGAGTCGTTGTCACTACATGGATCTAGGGATTAATACGACTCGTGAAAAACTGCTACACATTCGCAATGTAGTTGAACGGCACAATCTTCTGGGATCTTATGGCTTCAATGTTCTTGAACAACAAGAGATTTTGGATTTTGTCAC